CCGTACATAGTTTCCATCCGATGCGAGGAGAAGGGGGCAGACTTCGCCCCCGCCTTACTGCGAACTGCCAACTACAGGGCGCGGCGCACCCACTTGAACGCCTTGACTCCGACGATGATCAACAGCACTGCGGCGCCGATGAGAGCGATGGACGCCGACTGCGCGGCCACATCTGCAACGACAGCAGTGACGTTGACCGCCGCGGCGTCCGCGTAAAGCGGCAGCGCTGCGAGAGGTAACGCAACAAGGTGTTTCATCGTTAGAGAGCCCGACGAACCCACTTGAACGCCTTCACGCCTACGATGATCAACAGCACCGCTGCGCCGATGGCAACGATCGAAGCCGACTGCGCTCCGATATCCGTGACCACCGCAGCAACGTCAACAGCGGCAGCGTTTGCGTACAGCGGCAACGACAACGCGCCCATTCCACCCAGAACTTTTTTCACAGCTACGACTCCTTTATCTGCCCCATGAATTGACGGAACGCCCACGCGAGCGCCCATAACCCGATGATCGCGACGGAAATCAACCCCGCGTCGTCGGGCTCCAACAACCAAGGTGAGGCGATGACCTCGGTCGGTGATACGAGAAGCAACGTGCACGTCGTGACATCCGCAGGCTGCGGGTCGATGTCGACAACAGCGCCCGTGCCGTCAATAGCTACGCAGCGCATCTAGTTCGTCCGCGAGTGCGTCTTTAACCAGTGCGTTACCGCGCGCCACGATCTCAGCGTCCGTTGGCGCGTGCAGTCGTCGAGGTACGCCATCACGTCGCAGCCGTTCAACGAGTTCGACGGCTTCGATTCCTGCCTTGCGGAGGACATCGAAGAGGGGTCCATAAGCCGCTTTCGCATGTTTGCTGAGGGCTGAAACGGATATCCGCTCCGAAAGCCGCCGTGTGGCAATTCGGCACTCAGCCCCACCGATGAAGGCGAGCGCCGGATACGCCCCACGCGCGAAAGCAGCGGGCTCGGTGAGAGTTTCGAGAGGAAGGGCGCGGTCCCGATTTGTAAGTTGCACTTCCCATCGCACCCATGGCGATGTTGGATCGCCCAGTTGCCTTCCCTTTTCGTAAACGCGAAGCAGCTTGCCGTTTTTAGCTTTGCCGACGTAAAGCGTGCGTCCCTTCCCATCCGGCTCGATCCAGTTCCCCGCTTGCGAACAGCTAACCCGAGAAGCACCAGAGCGAGCGCCGCCAGCAGCAGCGCAGAACTCCCCGGCCCGATAGAGTGCAACGGCGTGATCAACATCTTTGTTCCCCTCGAAATCGTCAAACGCCAAATCGACGCGCGTCAGGTGCCCGCACCGCTCGCGAATGAATTCCGCCAGCAGCGCAAAGCAAGTCACCCGGGCGCACGCATCCCCGGGCAACTGCAGAAAAACGGTGTTGTTGTTGCCACCCCACGCAACGATGACGCCGCCCACGTCTGACCGCGCGGTGTAGCGGTAGCCGTGGAGGCCCTTGCCCTCGCGGAACTGAGTCACCGTGCCGTCGAAGAGGCGACGAACCTCTTTCAAAAAGACCCCGATCGGCCCGTTGAGAGCCGAAAGGGGAAACGAGCAGGAGACCCAATCCACGAGAACGTTCGTGGTCGGTGGTTGGAAGTTTCCCCCCGTATTACATGACGGGGGGGTGTTCATGCCGCAGCCTGTTCGGGTATGGCCGCCGGCGCTGGCCGGAAGAAGTACCGAAAGCCGGTAGGCTTCTGATTCGACAGCAACGCCTGCACGAACTGGCCGCGCTGCCGATGCCCCTCGAACCCCATCACAAGCTCAGTGCCATCCTCAAACGTCACCGCGACGCAAGGCTGCTGCCAGAGCTTCATTTGGTGACCCGAGCGGCGGCGGCAGGCGTGAACTTAGGAGCAAACGCGAGGCTGCCGTCCTTCGTGTAGAAGGAATCCGCGCTCAGGTCGTAAACGCCCGGGGCATACGGCTCTTTGCCTTTCGGAGGCTGCACCGTGATCGCCGCAACGGTCCCGTTCGGGAATTGGACCACCGCAGCCTGTTTTACGATTCTGTACGATTGCCCGTTTTTGGCGGATACTCCCGCGACAATTTCGGGCTGACCTTGAAGAATTTGAACCTGCAACATGATGTTTGCTCCTAAGAGTGCTCACCCAAAATTGGGTGACCGGGAACTTACCCAAGAAAGGGTGATCATGTCAACGACCGTTCGTCGCCTGATCAAAAAGGCGGCGCATATCGCAGGAACCGAACGCGCAATCGCTCAGCGCTTGAAAGTCACGCCGCAGCGTTTGTCGGAGTGGAAAGGCGGACATCGACCAATGCCAGATCAGCAGGTCATCGCCTTGGCCGAACTCGCTGCCGCTAACCCTCAAGTCGAGTTGGGCCGGTACCGTTGGGAGCGGTACCACGGCGACCCAAAGGCGACGCGACGTTCGAGGACACACAGCAACCCCTCGGGCGTTGTTAGCGGTGCATCGAAGCTCATCGCATCGGCTCGGGGGGCTCTAACCCCCTCGGCCCTACGGGCTGCCCTACATGCTCTTCGGAGACTTGGTACCGATGCCCCTGATGCGGACTTGCAGAGGGAGCTTTACGAGGAGTTCGTCGCTGAATAGTCGGTGATGCGGTGCCCTGTCGGTGCTTGGGCGGGTGTAGCTGGTGCCGCGAGCGGCGGACGCGAAGCGCCGCGCTCGCTGAGGGCAGAGTTCTCCGGTCCAAATTCCTTGAAGAATCCGCGTTCGACAATCGAGCGGCAGAGTTCGTCATCCATTTCGAGCACGGTAGCTTGCTCGGTGTAGCAACGGCAGCGCGAACCCATCGAAGCGCACGCGGCCGGAAACGGAGCGGCGGTCGGTTTAGTCACTTCATCGTAAGCGGGAGCGGTGAAGGCGAGACCCGCAATGCGAGGGCGACGAAGCTCCACCCATTCCACATCCGTTAGCGCGGCTTTGTCCTTCGCTGACGGATTGCCCGGCAAGGCACTTTTTGCGGCTTCTGCGCCCTTTTTAATCCCGGCTGCAGCTGTGATGCGGTCCGAGTCCCCGAGCTTCGCCATGGACTTAAAAGCGACCCACCCGAGCCCGGCTACCAGTAGAGGGATACACAGCGCCAGAAGGAGCCTTTTGGGAACCGAGCGCTTGACAGTGTGAACTTCCGCCGACTTATACCACTTATAAACCTCGACCGGGTGAGCTTGACTCGAACGCAGCGAATCACGACGCCCCCCCGATGAATCGCAATCCTCTTTGACTTCATCCCATTCATGAACGCTCACCACCTTGGAACCAAACGCACGGATGTAATGCCGATGCTTGCCTGCCAACCGTCGAACGTTCGACTCGATCAAGCGCGGGTGCTGCGTGATCAGCACGAGCCGGATGCCCTGATGTCGAATCGTTTCGAGCTTCGCTACATGCTCCGGCACCTGCGAACCAACGTGACGCGGCCGGAACACCCGCTGTGCCTCGTCAATGATAAGAATCGAACGCGGCGGCAACTCGTGCCACTTGCTTGCGTCTTCGAGTTCGATCCACCCCGGCACCATGCAGTCAGGGATGCCCGAGAAATACACGGGCGCTTTTTCCTGATCGGCAAGCTGCTTGATCAGGTAAATCGTGAAGAGTGTCTTGCCAGCACCCGGGAGCCCGGTGTGCACTGTGATGTTTGAGAGCGCCATAGTCCCCCCCCTTTACGCGGGGGCTTTGTGGACGAACTTAGTCAGCGCGCCAGCGATCCCCCGCATCGCCACGGTGCCCAAGTACGCTGAAAAAATGATCGTGATCGCCTGATCGACTTTCGTCAGATAGAGAATGTTGACCACGGTCGACGGCGCCCCTGCCATGTATGTAAACGCCTGCGTTTTGAACGCGGTGATTGCAGTGTCGATCCCCGCATACGTGACGACGCCGATCCCAAGCGCTATCAAGACGCGGCCCGCAACCGACATCAGCATGGGGCCGAGCGCCCCGACTAGCATCGCAATAAAGTAAGGCATCAGCCGATCGCTCCGTTATAGAAGATTCGCGCACCAATGATCAGCGCCAGCGCCAGCACGATGTTGCCGATGACGCCCAGAATGTTGTTCAGGTTCGAGTACGGGATCGTGATGTTGCCGATCGAGCCCACCGAGTACGTCACGTCGGCCAGCGCCGCACCGCTGATGCCGCGCGTCGTTTGATCCATCGTAGGCAGCGTGCCGTCGGTGTGAATCAACGACTTCGCGATGCCTTCGCCCTTGCTGTTCGCGTCGTAAAACGCACCCGCATCAGCAGGCGTCGCCCCTCCGGTACGCGGATCAAGCATTTCGCAGTTGCGCTTGTGCTGTTCGCGCGCGATTGCGCACTGAATCGCGTCGCCTTCACACGCCACGGCAGCGCATGTGCCCGAAAACGCCGACTGCTTGCAGATAGGCGAATTCGGATTTTGATCGCAGAACGCACCAAGCTCGCTGCCATCCCCCGGCCGCGTCGAAGTCCCCGTCGTCGTCACCGTAGAGACCGTCGGCGGTGTGCCCGGCACTGTGGTCGTGGTCGTGGTCGTGGTCGTGATCGTCGTGCTGCAGGAGCCCGGCCCGCTGCAGTTCGTGACTCGATCTTCAGTCACCGTTTCAGCTACCGTCGTGCCATCTGGCAGCAGCGTGTTCGTCGTCGTGCCGGTTGTGCCAATCGCCGTCGAATTACCCGGCAAGCAGCGCTCAATGCCGTTTACGGTGCCGTGCACGGTGCCTTGCGGGCATGGAATCGGCGCATCCGTGTTCGGCGTCGGTGCTGCATCGCCCCCGGTGCAGCTCGTGCCCGTGTGCCGCATGTTCACGAGATCAACGGTCCCCGTAAGCGTGCCGTTGTTGTTCTCGAATGCCTGCACGCCCGGATACGTCAGATTCATCGTGCACCCGCCGACACACTTTGATGCGGGCGGAGTCTCTCCCGTGAAGGATATGTTGATGTACGACCCGGGACCGAAGGTAGAGTCTGCGAGCGTGTCGACGCCGCCAGCGCCGCCGAAGCCGGTATTGACGCCCGAGCACACGCAGGTTCCGCCCGAATCGTACTTCGGCCAATCGCAGTCAACAGGATTCGGCACACACGCTGTGCCCGAATCGGTGTAACCCGCGCCGCACGTACAGGTTGATCCGCTCAACGTGCCGCCGTTCGGGCAGGTGTAAACCGACTGCGACTCAGCCGCAACCATCGATACGTTTTGACTCAGCGGCGCGCCGCTTCCGTTGAAATAATCAGTAAGACAACTGCTCCCGCTCAAACTGTCAAATGTGGCCGTATAACCACCGTACAGCCCATCCCCGCCACCCGTGCAGCTCCCCCCGTTCGATTTGTACGCCGCAATGCGACCGTACGCAGTGACCGCCGCCTGACAAGCTTCGACTGCCGTCGCGTACACATATCCTGATGCTGGCCCTTGACTCGGACACCCGGTCAGCGCTGTGTGCCGATACATAGTTCCCGACGTTGCCGGGTAAGCGAACGCTTTCTTCGCCCAGAACACACCGGACATGATGATTGCGACGGCAACGCCGACAATGACCCGCTCGATGATGCGGCGGCCGATCATGGCGCGAAGATGATCCAAGCAGCGCCGAGCAACGCGATCAAGACGTAAATT